CATCAAAATAGTAACGAGCCGTTAGCTGATTTAACGCGTCCCGGCTCGCTCAATGGTGCGTCCGATTCCAGAGCACTTCTACTTAAGCTGTTCTCTGGTGAGATGTTTAAAGGATTCCAGAACAATGCAATAGCAAGGGATCTTGTAATGAAGCGTACACTTAAAAATGGTCGCTCTTTACAGTTCATCTACACAGGTCGCACCTCCGCCGAGTTCCATGTCCCAGGTCAATCAATACTTGGTAACAGTGACGGCGCACCTCCAGTAGCTGAGAAGACTATCACTTGTGATGATCTACTTATCAGTTCAGCATTCGTGTATGAGCTAGATGAAACACTTGCTCATTATGAATTACGTGGAGAGATCTCTAAGAAGATTGGTTATGCACTAGCTGAGAAATATGACCGCTTAATCTTCAGAGCTATCACTCGTGGAGCTAGAGCTAAGTCACCTGTAATGAAGTCTAACTTCGAAGAGCCAGGTGGAACTCAGATTCAAGTTGGTTCAACTAATGATGCTAATAACGCATATGATGCAGGTGCACTTGTTAATGCTTTCTACGATGCAGCTGCTGCACTAGATGAGAAAGGAGTAAGTTCAGAAGGTCGTGTAGGTGTACTAAACCCACGTCAGTACTATGAGCTTATCCAACAGGTAGGTGAGAATGGTCTAGTTAACAGAGACTCACAAGGTACATCCCGTCAGAAGGGTAATGGAATTGTAGAGATCGCTGGTATTAAGATCTTCAAGTCAATGAACATTCCATTCTTAAGTAAGTATGGTACTAAGTTCACACCTTCATCAGGTAATGACGATACTGTAGATACTAACGTAGCTGATCCTGGTAACACAGGTGACTGGATTGCACCAGATATTGAGGATGGTCGCAACAGTGTGACTGGAATCAATAATGACTATGGTCAAGCTTCTAACTTTGCTAATTCTTGTGGATTAATATTCCAGAAAGAAGCAGCTGGTGTTGTTGAAGCTATCGGTCCACAAGTTCAAGTAACAAGTGGAGACGTATCCGTAATTTACCAAGGTGACGTAATCCTTGGTCGTTTAGCAATGGGTGCGGATTATCTTAATCCTGCAGCTGCTGTTGAACTATTTGCTGGTACTTCTACAAAACCTGCTCAGTTCGGTACAGTTCAATCTGCAACCAACAACGCTGGTTATCAGTAAACAATATTTTTATTTACACAATGGGAGGCTTCGGTCTCCCTTTTTTTTATTCATATACACATGGCTATTCCCACAACAGTTGACACCGATACAGAACTATCCGCAGTGAATTCAATACTGGGAGCTATCGGTCAGTCACCAGTAACAACACTAAACTATGAAAATCCAGAGATAGGATTTATCTATAACATACTGACCGAAGTCAATAAAGATGTACAGAATGAAGGATGGGTTTTTAATAAAGAATATAATGTAGAACTATCTCCAGATGCTTCAAAGCATATAACTATTCCTGCTAATGTTTTAAGGTATGACTTACATGAAGATAATATTTATAGAACAAAAAATATAGTAAGAAGGAACGGTAGGCTCTGGGATACCATTAATCAAACTGATGAATTTGATAGTAATTTACATCTTGATATTACTTGGCTTTGGACATTTGAAGATCTACCTAGTGCATTTAAAAGATACATAATTTCTAGAGCCTCAGTTAGAGCTGCTACTCAGTTAGTAAGTAATCCAAATTTAGTACAACTCCTTCAACAACAAGAAGCACAAACAAGAGCAACTTGTATGGAATATGAGTGCTTACAAGGAGATCATTCCTATATGGGATTCCCTGATAAGAGTAGTTATAGAACTTATCAACCATATACAGCACTGCAAAGATGACAAGTATTACACAACAGATACCTAATTATTTCGGAGGTATATCTCAACAGCCTGATGAATTAAAAGTACCTGGACAGTTAAGATCAGCTAAGAATGTATTACCTGATGTCACACATGGTCTATTAAAGAGACCTGGTGGTAGGTTGATTGGTAATGAGTTAAGTCCTTATAGTGGTGATAGTAAATGGTTCCACTACTACAGAGATGAGAACGAGCAGTATATAGGTCAAGTCCAGTTAAGCTCTGGTGAGATCAAGATGTGGAAGTGTGATACAGGAGCACCATGTACTGTTAACTATGAGTCAGGTCAAGCTACAGCATTAAAGAACTACTTAAGAACACAAGTTGATAGCGATGGTAATCCTGTATTAACTGGTGGTACTATTACTGATGCAGATATACAAACTCTTACTCTTAATGACTTTACCTACTTAACCAATAGGAATAAGACTGCTGCGATGTCTGCGACAGTTGAGACTGTTAGACCACCAGAGGCATACATAGAGTTAAAGAAGGTTGCATATGCTAGTCAGTATTCAGTTAACTTATTTGATAATACAGATCTAACTACAGTAACTACAGCAACACGAATAAAAGTAGAAAGAATTATTGATACAAGTAATGGTTGTCAAGGTAATGCATTTAATAAAGCTACTGCAGTTACTAATTATAATAATGGCTCAGGAAATAATGCTTGTAGTGATGATGCTGCTGTAGTTAACAGCATTGATATGGCTGGTAGTTTAGCTGGTAATACAGGTACAGAAATATTTTCCGGAATGGGATCAGGTGCAAGCTATACCGATATAAATGATTCACATACGGTTACAGTTAAAGATGCAAGTAATAACACAGCATCAGGTAGAAAAGATCTTTACTTCAGAATAAAAACAATAGGACAAAGTGTACCAAATAATGCAAGTAATGTTCATTATACAACTCGCTATACAACAACTAACGATTTGTTATATGGAGGCGAAGGTTGGTTAGAAGGGGATTACTTCTTTGTTTGGATGAAGAATGCTTATTATAAAATTACTATTGATGAAATAAGTACATCTAAAGTACAAGCAAACTTAGGTTTAATCCGACCTACACCTACATCTTTTGATACTGAAACTGTAGTAACTGCTGAAAGTATTGTTGGTGATATGAGAGCAGCTATCGTAGCAGCTGGTAATTTTACAGATGCTAATGTTCAACAAATAGGTAATGGTATTTATATCACTAGAGCTTCAGGAACATTTAACATAACATCACCAGTAGGAGAACTTCTTAATGTATTAGCTGGATCAGTAGAAGATGTAGGAGATTTACCTAGACAATGTAAGCATGGTTATGTAGTTAAGGTAGCCAATAGTGAAGCTGAAGAAGATGATTACTATGTAAAGTTTATTGGAGAGAATGATAGAGACGGTGATGGTGTCTGGGAAGAATGTGCTAAGCCTGGAGTTAAAACAACTTTAGATGCAGCTACTTTACCTGTTCAATTAGTACGTCAAGCTGATGGAACATTTAAAGTTTCACAAATTGATTGGGAAAATCGTTTAGTTGGTGATACAACAACAGTTCCAGAACCTTCATTTATCGGAAAAACAATCAATAAAATGTTGTTTTTTAGGAACAGACTTGTCGTTCTCAGTGATGAGAATGTCATTATGTCTAGACCTGGAGACTTCTATAACTTCTGGCCGAAGTCAGCTATTACATTTACAGCTACAGATAACATAGATATATCATGTAGTTCTGAGTATCCAGCTATTGTTTATGATGGATTACAGGTTAACTCTGGTTTAGTATTATTTACTAAGAATCAACAGTTTATGTTGACTACAGATAGTGATGTCTTAAGTCCATTAACTGCAAAGATAAATTCATTAGCTTCTTATAACTTTAACTTTAATACTAATCCTATATCGCTTGGTACAACTATAGCTTTCTTAGATAACGCTGGTAAATATACACGTTTCTTTGAGATGCAAGCTGTACTACGTGAAGGTGAACCAAACGTATTAGAACAAAGTAAAAATATATCTAAGTTATTTCCTAACAATATAAATTTAATAGCTAACTCAAGAGAGAACGCCACTATATTCTTTGCTACTAAAGGTACTAATAAGTTATATGGTTTTAGGTATTACCAAACAGGAGAACGAAGAGTACAACAGGCTTGGTTTGAATGGGAGTTAAGCGGGACCATACAACATATAGCTATGCTTGATGATGCGTTGTATGGAATCGTTGAAAATATAGTTAACGATAAAAGTTTTACTGGTAATGGAAGTATCACTTCGTTTGATACAGAATTTGATCCGATGCCATCCTTGTCTAAGCTTAATGTTCAGATAAATGGTATTGATCAATTATCTGGTTTCTCATTAAGTGGTTCTAGTATTGTTTTCACATCTGCACCTGATAATAATTCAACAATTAGAGTTTATGAACCTAGATCAGTGATGCAAAAGTTCAGTCTTAAGTTAGGTGATAACTCTCATACTATTGTTGAAGATGAGACTTATAGGGTTCACTTAGATAATTCTAAAAGTTTTAATGGTTCAAAAGTTAGCTATGTAGCAGATGGTGACTATACAAAAGTTGATCATACTGCTGCTGACTTTGGGATAGATTCAAGTGATATAAAGACTTCAAAGCTATATGCTGTTGCTGTATCTACAGGTACAGATAAGGAGTTTAATGGTCTTGTATCTAAGGTCACTACATTTGATGATAACGGTACAACTAAGGTAAAGATCCCTGGTAACTGGAAAACATACGATATAACAGCTCCTAAATTGCATACAGATTCAGCAACACGAGCAGGGAATACTGTAACTATTACTTATGCAAGTCATCCATTCAAAGTTGGAGATGCTTTACAATTAATTTTTGAAGGCTCAGATATTACAGATGCTAATTATACCGTAGCTAGTATAGCTGATGATGGTAATAGCTTTACAGTTACAGATTCAGCAAGCGGTACTGTATCTAGTGCTGTTGACGTAGAGATTAAATCAACACAAACACCAGCTACAGATATTGTCCTTGGTTATGCCTTTGATATGGAGATTGAGTTTCCAACACTATATGTAACTCAACAAGAAGGTGAACGTTTTAAATCTGATATACAAAGCTCACTTGTTTTACATCGTATAAAGATGAGTCTTGGTCCTACAGGTGTGTATGACACAACCTTAAAACGAATAGGTAAGCCAGATTATAATGAGACATTTGAATCAATCATGGCTGATGCTTATACGGTTAATACAGTTGGTATAGATAAAGAACAAGTAATTACATTACCAGTATATGAAAAGAATACAAACTTAATTCTTACACTTAAATCTACTCACCCAACACCTTCCACATTGTATTCAATGAACTGGGAAGGAGATTATTCAAATAGATATTATAAAAGTGTCTAAATTCATTCACCCAATAACGTTAGAGGCTGCCAAAGAGGTAGCTTCTAACCTACGTCCAGAAGACCGCAGAGAGGTCGAAGAGGGACATGGGATAGATTCTACAGAAGCATTATTAGATGCAGTTCAGAAGCCCTCCTGTGTGTATTTCACGGTGCCTAACGGCAAGACTGCCGGTATGGCTGGAGTAGACCCTGGAGGTCAAATCTGGATGCTATGTACACCTGCTATTCATGACTACCCAATAACGTTTGCTAGGGAAGCTAGACGTTATGTAGAAAGACAACCCGATAAGTTGCTGTGGAATGTTGTTGATAAACGAAACACTGTCCATTTAAAGCTACTTAAATTCCTTGGATTCAAGTTCTTACGAGAGATTGAATTTGGTCCAAACAAATTATCCTTTATAGAGTTTTGCCGTGTGTTTAGGAGCGCAAGCTAGAGCAGCAAATGAAGCTGCTAGAAGACAATACGCATATCAAAATGAACGACGTGAAAGACAATGGATGCAAGATCTAAGTGTCTATCAAACGAAACAAGTTCAATATGATATCAATACAAATAATGCAGAGATGGCAGCTCAGGCAGCTTATGGTGAAAGCGAACGTAAGAGGCAAGAAGCAAGAGCAAAAGCTGAGCTTAAGTACCAAGATATGTACGCCAAACTGCTAAATGAAAGTGAATCTGCCAAGCTAATGGCTAGTGGTAGAACAGGTAGATCAATAAATAGACTACGTGTAGCAGAGGAAGCTGATTATGGAAGAGAGCTGGCTAAGATTAGTCGTGCTATTAGACAAAATGATTACAAGTTAAGAAGAGAAGATGCTAAAGCAGGAGCACAAGCGAAGGGTTATATAGATCAACAGTTTGCACAGGTAGCATTCCAACCTGTAGCTGACGTAGCACCACCTGCACCTGTTATGCAGAGTGTTGGAGCTGCAGCGTTAATGGATGGTTTAAAGATAGCTAGTACAGCTGCAAGTATTTATACAGGCGGTGTGAACGCCAAAATCTGGTAAAACTAATAAAATAACTATGGCATTAGAATTCGAAGAAGCACCAGATTATGCTTCGATACTTGAAAGAGAGTATCAAAAAATCAACCAAGGTTTTGAGAGACGTGAATCAGCTGAACGAGATAATGATCAAAGACGTATTCAAAATGCTGGAGTACCTTTAAAGTTAGTTGAACAGTTAGGAGCTTTCTCTCAAACAGCCTTTAAAGCGGCTCAAGTCGCTAAACAGCAAAGCCAAAAAAGGCAAATTAATTTCGCTGATACAGCAGGTTATAATCAAGAAGAAATTGACTTAGCTTTAAACATCTATGAAAAGGGAGATAAACTACTTTTAGAAGATCACAAGGAAAAACAAAAACTTGCTGCAAAAGCTGAGGTTGAAGGAGAGAAGTATAAAGCTCTCCGTTTGATGACTCAATCTGAATGGAGAAAAGGCAGGTTTGGTTTTCTAAAACAAGGGGTTATATACAATGACCTTGCTAAGTTAGAAAATAATTTCTTTAATTTACATCCTGAATTTGCTTCATATAGTATTGATGAAGCAAACAACGCAGTTAATAAGTTTGGAGATGATCTATTAAATGGATATAATGATCAAGATTACCCACAAGCTTTAGTTGATCTAGCACGTCAAAACTTAGAGAAATTTAGAACAACTAAACATCAAGAGGCAATTAATAGTAATTTAACTAGAGCCAAAACAAACCTAGAAAAAGAGAACTACTTAAGAGTTACAGGTGTCTTCAAAGCTGTAGATGGTCCTGACTTTGAAAAACAAGTAATTAGCTTTATTGAAGAATTTAAAACAGATGAAAAGTTCTCTGGTGGTTTAACAAGATTACTAGGTTATTTAACTCAAGGTGTACAGAGAGGTGAATTAACAACAACTCAAGCTCGTAAGATTGAAGATATATTTTTAAAGCATTATGGAAAGCAAGGTAAACTAGAAAACATTAAAGATATACATGCAAAGATTTTTGAAGCTTCTGGATGGGAAGATGCTTTACACAAAGCAGATACTGAATATATAAATAAAGAAGTTCAGAAAATTGAAAACCAGTCGAAAGCGGCTGCAGTTGAATGGAAAACTTGGAGTTTAGATATTATTAAAACAAAGGGTAGATTTCCAACTAACGACGAAAAAAGAGAGTTTATTGAAGGTTTTCAAAAACAAGGTATTGACCTACCATCAACAGTACTAAATAGTATAACTGAAGAATCTAAGGTACAAGAACAGGTTGTTAAAGAATTAACTGATAAGTTCATAAACTCTGAACCTATTTCTCTTAATGATTTAAAAGGGATCGAAGAACCTAATGTATTTGCACAATGGAAAAACAGAGTTGATACATCAGACGAATGGAGTTTAAGCTCGACTGATTCAAATCGTATAAAAACTGATTTCTTTAAAACAAGATTAGAAGGTCATTCAGAAATAGCTACTTATACAGCTAATGATCAAGCTGAAGTTCTAAACCTAGCTGAAGGAGATTTAAGAATCTATTTTGCTGAAGAGTATGGAAACGAACCAAATAGAGCTGTAGCTTTAGAAAAAGCAAAAGCAAGAGTTTATACAAAAATTGACAATGGTCACTATAAAAAATTGTTAAATGAAGGCGTACCATTTGATAATACCTACTCTAAGAAATTACAAGTAGCAAAAGAATATGTTGGTAATTATCCAAACAAGATTTTAGAGGAAGTTATACCAGGATCAGAAGAAGCTTTAGAGGCTGCTAAAAAGAATCCAGGTGAAACTCAGTTGTTCTATAAGCAGTTAATGAAGAATCAGAAGAAAGTTAATGGTAAATATGTAAGTGCAAGAGATTTACAAAATGCACAACTTGCCTTAGTAGAAGGTGAGGAACTTATCATGTCTGAATTTGATAAACAAATCTATGAATTAGATAATGGTAAGACTCTTAGATTATTAAAATTCCATCCAGATCCAGCTAGAGTACTCAGAGCTAAAATAAGTGCATTCAGTGATGATGAAGTTATTGCATATGATGAAATAGATCATCTACTTCCAGAAGCTATAAATGTACCTATGGCTAAATCAGGACAAAATGTCATCAATGAAGCTGTAGAAACTGGTAATATACATACATTAGGTGTTCTTGAACCAAGAGTAGGTGATTGGAGAGAATTACCTGGAGCCTTTAGAATTGGATATGCTGTTTATGATGGTGAGAACTGGGTATATAGCAGTATGAGAAATACAGAAGGTCAGAAATACTCTGGACCAATTAACGACTACCTGGGTCAAGATGGTTACTACTACCCATTTGACGGTAAGAGTGCAGATCTAAGGACTACTTTCTTTGGTGGTGATGAACCAATTAATAAAGAAGGCGCACCAAGACCAGGAGAATGGTATAAGACAACTAACAAAAGAACTGATACCCCTTATGTGGTTTGGAACGGTAGGAATTGGGTTCCAAGTGCAGTTAAAGGTAAATTCCGTAAAGAGTTTGATGGTGATAGAGAATTTGATCTACGTCCAAAAGAAGAAGAGTTAATTAGGCAACAGGCAGGAATGTAAACATTACTAAGGTAATAAAATGAATTCAGGATTCGATCCGAATCTGATTGACACTGATGCTATGTTGTCATCAGCTCAGGATCTAGGTGAACATATTAATGAGGAAGAGGAACGTAACCTTCTAAGGGAGGAACAAGCTCTTCAACAACAACAAGCTTTAGAACAAGCCCAACTAGAAGCTAACGACCCTCGTAAAGAAGAAGGTGGTGGTGGTTTTAAAGGGGTTGTAAAAGAACTTCAATCTGCTTTTGGAGGTGGTATTCAAGATACTGCATCCTCAGTTATCACTCTCCCTGAACGTGCATTTGACATGTTTAGTGGAGAGATGGTTGAAGAAAGTAAAACAGATGATGGTTATGGAGCTGAGTGGGATGACTGGTTTGTCAATGATGAAGATCCAATAGAGACGACTACATGGTGGGGAGGTGCTTTAAGAAGCCTTGTTCATTTTGGTACTCTCGCTGCTGTAATTATTCCAGCTGCTAAGGCAGCAGGTGCAGGTGTGTTATTTGGAGGTTTATCTGGAGCTAGTGCAACGCTTGTTAAAGGTGCAGCTATTGGTGCTGCGTCAGATACTATTTCTAAATATTCTCAAGAGGATAATGGTCTACAAATACTTAGAGATAGATATGGATTTATAGATACTCCTATCACTACTAATGATGAAGATCACCCTGCTATGAAGACATTGAAGAATGTCGTAGAAGGTATGGGTATTGGTGCTTTATTTGATGGAGCTACTATTCTAATTGGTAAAGGTAGAAGAGTTGTTAAGGGTAAAGGTAAAAAACAAACAGTTACTGATGGTGGAAACGAGGCTTTTGATAAGGCTATAGCTAGAGAAGCTAGTGTAAAAGAACAAGTAGTAGAAAAAGCTAGATTAGAAGCTCAAACCTTAAGAGGTTATGGAGCATATAAAAACAAACCTATATCTAGTAAATGGCAAGCTGCACCTACATCAAATGG